TAACAACTTCTTCAGAAACTTCTTTTGCTTCTTCTACAACTGGTGCTTCTTCAGCAACAGGTGCTTCTTCGGCAGCAGGTGCTTCTTCAGCAACTGGTGCTTCTTCAGCAGGTGTTTCTTCTGGACTATCAGACTTCACAATTTCGTCTACAACGACAGTCTCAACTTCTGTATCTACAGACTTTTCTACTTTTGTTTCTGCAACAACTTCTGTTGCTTCTACATTATCTTTTTTTGCCATGTTCTTACCTCCTTTATTAATTTGATCAGCCTTGGATGTTTCACCAAGTCTTGTGTCCTGTGATTTTATTAAATCTTTTATCACAGAAGCCTTATCTACGTCGTTTGATTCAACAAAACCAATCCATGTTTCATCATTACGAGGATCTTCTTCTTTTGAAAGTCTAATTATTTGATTTTCTTTTGACCAGTAAACATTTTCAAATTCTGTTTTTGTGGCCATTCCTTCTATTGTATTTGTTCCATTAGAGGCTTTTTGAATTGAAATTATGTTTGCAAATTGATTTGCTGGATTATCAACTAGTGATAATTCGTGGAGGTCATAGTCTTTAATAACACGAATCTCTTTATCCATATCGGCATTATAGGCTTTGTCAGAATCATTAATACTACCCCCGATAGAGAAGCCAGTAAGAGTACCATCAAGAACTTTTTCCCAAGTATCTTGAGCACCTTTAGAAATGTATGCATCTACGTATACTCCATTGTAAAATTTGTCTTCGTCTCTATTATAAAACTTATCTGATTTAAATGACACAACCTTGCCTACTGCAATTGGCATGTGCATTTCTCTTAAGTTGCCACGGAATCTTTCAAACGCTTTAATGCTTACGTCTGTAGGAACAATATCTGATTGTTTGTCGACGTTGTCAAGTGTCGCAAAACCTGAAACCATTCTGCGTTCTTTGTCTACTTTTGCAATTGGCATGGACAACGTGATGTTGTCTTTTTCTGAGTGCCAAAATGCTTTATGCATATTAGTCATACTAGTTCCATTATATAATGTGTTTTAAGGATATTAAGAGTTTATAACAACTATTGACTTGCTCTACCCTCGCCCTGTGCATTTCTGCCAGAGGTTGTGGATTCAGAGTCGCTTGCGTTATTTGTTCTTTGTTGATCCCTCATTCTGTTTCCACTTGCTTGTGCTGCTATCTCAGCCCTTGCTTGCGAACCTAGAACAATTGGTTCTTGGCCTCCTGGACGAACAGGGTACCCAAGTCTTTCACGAACTTCATTCGGAACTAGTACCTGCATACGTAGGTATCGTTCGTCAATCTGACTTTGAGTAACTTCGTCAGTCAGAGTTAGTTCGTTAAGTTTAAATTGTAGCATATCTGTTTCTTCTTTAACAATTTTGTTAATAACCTTTTCTAAGTTTCTTTGAGCAGGTCTAGCAACTTGTTCTTTGAAAGTGCGATCAGAAGATAGGGCTGATGCTATTGAAACTCCAGCACCTCCACCAACTTTTGAGAATGGTACTTGATGAGCCATCAAAATATCGTCACGATTTGATTTACGATATCTATCGAATGATCCTTCTTGTACTCCGTTTTCAATAGCCTTCATATCAAATTCTACTTTGTTATCTGGGCTATCTCCAGGAAGTGGTATGTAAAGAGTTCTGTGGTTTTGTCCACGAAGTCCCGATTGCAAGAATCTGAATAACTTATCTTCAGCATCAACAGATAACTTAGCACCTTTTAAGGAAACAATGTATCTTGGAACAGCCTTGTTTTCAAAGTAGTCAATATTGTACTTACCTGCTAAGTTGTCTCCAACCATAGAGGTTGCTGCTGCCACTGTGTCTGGAATTCCATAGTAAGAAGTTTTTGGAGAGTACTTCTTGATATGAATTAGTTCATTTGGTCTAGGATCTGTGGTTACAGGATTTTGATCTTCTGTGCCTTGAAAGTTTCTAAAGAATACAACTCTTTGATTAACTATTTGAATATAGCCATCACGTAAGCGACGAACACGAATTGTTGAAGCAGGAATATGTCCAACATATCCTATCTCTCCATTTACCTTACGGCCAATTTCAATGTATCCATTTCCTAAGGCTTCTACGTCTGTATATACTTTTTCTAAAATGTGAGTAAAGGTATCTTCGTCGTTAAGGCTTTCTAACCATTCAGCCATAGAGGCTTTTGCTCTTTGAATTTTTCTTTGTGCTCTCATTAATGAGTCTTCAGATTCTGCATCTTCAAGTCTAGCCATTGTAGAATCGGTTACTTCAAAAGAATAACCAAGGCCAACAATGTTTGAAACTTTTGCATTGATTGCAGCATGGTTAGCAAATGAGTTTTCGTAGAAGTATGCTAGTTCATCTAGGTTATATGGTGGAATTACAACATCGTATAGTCCGTATGCTGTTACTAGATCTTGTTCTGGGAATAGTTGTTTTGATTTACTATCTTCTTGCCCCATAAAGGCTTTGTTTAAGTTTCTTGATGCTCTGCGTTTAAAGTTAGTATCTAGTCCATCATAAGATTTTGCTAATTCGGCATCAACCATAAAGTCATCTGTTTTGCCTGCTTTTTCCATTTTGTCTAGATTATCAATTTTAGCAATAGACTCTAAGTTATTCTCCATTTGCTTTTAAACCTCTTTCTGCATCCATCCATGCTCCGATATCTGTTTCGCTAGCAATGTATCCTTCTTTCATTCTATTAAGTTGTTCTGAGTGTTCCATTTCTGAAATTCTTCTTACTCCTGGCATAAAAATAACCTTTCCTGCTGGTGCTCCATAATAATGGGCTGCTTCTTTTACTTTAGCCATCTTACCTAAGTCATATTGATCGCCTGGAATGTTCATAACGTTACCTCTTCCATCTCCAAAGGCTCTTCCATTGTGGTCCATTTGCCATACATATAGGCCATATCTTTGTTGTTTTTGTAATACTGTTAACTTACTATTACCATCTTTTGGGTTTTGTGGCTTTTTCATATACATAATTGTACCATAACAAATACAATTACACAACCTTTCCTTCGTATGATGTCCAATCTGCATTACTTAATATTCTAAATGAGTCTGAATTTAAAGATAAAACTGAAGAATCACTAATTGTTGCCTTAGATAAACCAAATAGTGATTGATGAATCTCTTCACCATTAACTGTAAAGGATATAACATCTTCTGTTAACCATAACTCTCGCCAATTATAATTTGTCCAACTTAACCAAGAGTTGTCAACTACAGGATCATTTGGTCCTGGAACATCAACAATTGTAGACTTAATATCTGTCCAGTCTCTAGACTCAACAATGGTACCAAAGATAGTTGCAGATTTGTTATACATTGCTATGTTGTTATAAAGGAATCCTTCATATATTTCGAATTGTCCTATTTGACTATCTAGGCTTATATCTTGTGCAAATGATATTACTATTGATGTCCATGATAATGGTTCTATAACTGGATTAGTTACTACCCTGCCGTTTTGATAAAAAATTGAAGTAGTATCTTCAATGCCAGTTTCAGCATTATAAAGTTTTATCTTTCCTCTTTTATTACCTGTTTCTGTTTCCATGTAAATTTCTAAATCTACTGCAGAAGTCTTTATTTCTCCTACCTTGGTTCTTGAATTGATAGTATAGTCTTTGTTATAGAATAACCAGAATTGAATACCCCCAAGAGTGTACTCTGGAGATCTTTGATTGTTAATAGGTATTGTTAGTCCTCTTACCCCATCTGCTTCATAAGGCAAGACTGATATTCCAGAGTCGCCAGTTAAATGAATGTATGGGGTAGAGTCTTTATAAATTTTAAATGGGTTTCTTGTTTTAAATACATAGGTGTCATCTATTTTGTGGAATGGATATATTTTGTTTCCTGTTCTAGTTCCAATAGGATGAAATGTTTTTTCATCAAAGGCTAGGGATGAATAAGACATGTTTTTAATTCTTACAGTTTTATTTAATATGCCCTCGGTCTTTAATTCAATATGTGTTGTTAGATAATAATCTTCAAAGTCTACTTCTTCTTTTGGAGGGAATATGATTGTTCCATCTACTATCTCAAATTTAGTATTTACTATTTGACCATATGTGTAGTTATCTATTTCTAGTACCCTGTTTTCTCTTATAGCCTCAACATTTACATAATCTGTGTATGGTTTATTTCCTACCGAAGCATAGTCTTGGATACTAACATAAGTACTTACCTTAAGTGCAGTATCTTCTGTTCCTGTTGGAGTTCCTCCTGTAATCAATGGGGATGAATTATCTATGTTGAATTGCAGCATGTCTAAGTCGTAATAGTCGTTTTGTGATTCATCTTTTACAAATTTAGCAAAGTAGGTAAGTGGTAAAGAGTCTTCCCAGTATCCAACACAACCAATGTCTTCTACTAGGGCTTCGTCTGTTTTAATAATGTGATGAGTATAGTTTCCAACATATTTCATAAGATAGGTATCTGTAGTAGTGTTAAATATTCCATCGTCACCAATATATGATGCTAGGTCTTTAGATGTATATAGTTTATTATTAAAGTTAGTTTTGTATATTCTTCCAGAGAAAGTACTTAATTCATACCCTCCAACATTAAGTGATAAGTTTTGAGGACTAGCAAAAAAGTTTTGTAGATCTGCAGCATAAGTAGAATTTAAACTATCTAATTCTATACCTGCAACAAAGTCAGCACTTGCAGTCAAGGCTTTGTTTTCTAAAAGTATTTCGTTATAATAATAGTTTAATCCAGAAGTATCAACTTCTATTCTAAAATTATTAAAACTAACTTTGCTAGTAAATTGCATAACAATTTCTGGTTCTTCTGGTAATTCATCTGGTGCCCTAAAAATTCCAAAAATTGATTTAACAGCAGAGTCAATAGGATTCATGGAATCAAAATATATTGAGCCATTAAGTTCGTTATACAACTCATTTGGTTTTAATTTAATAAAGGTATAATCTCCATCTTGAAGAATAACATTATCATACAAAGGATCTGCTGCAGAAAGAATCCTCATAGTTTGCCAATCATCTTTATTCCAAAAATCCCAAGTTCTTTCATTAACATCTAACCAAGTTCTATAATCTGCAGACAAATCAAAAACAGTTAAGTCATCTCCAACGTAAACAAACTCTGGAAGAGTATACTTTGGAAAAGATAAAAACTTAGAGTTTGATTCTAGGTTACTAAAGAATCCAGCATTCCAACCAGTCATGTTTGGATAATTCATTGTTGAAGAGTAGTTAGCAAATGGAAAATCTATATAAACAGATTCACCGTTAAAATTATTAATAATGTTTTCTACGTTTGCAACACCTTGACCATAAACATATTTTTTCTTAGCAAGTTGATTTGGCATTAAATATGGATATATTGCAAATGAATCTATTTCAAATGGTGTAACACTGTCGTTACCATAAAATGCTACCCAATCTTCTCTTGGGAATGGGAAAGATAAATAATCTTGATCTAACTCAATAGATATAACAGTATCGCCATTAATTAAAACACTAAAATTATCTGGATTATATTTTAAATGTACAAGCATTGGTCTAAACCATTTACCAACAAAATGAGACTTAGTATATCTTCCTATTCTAAAAGTTAAAAATTCTTCATCAACATATAAACCATCATTAGAAGTAAGTGGTCCAAAAATTTTAATTGGTGTTGCACTGTCTGTAAATAGTCTTAACCAAAATTCTGCAGTATATTGTTTATAAATACCTGATCTATTTAAAAATCCTTGACCAGGAAAAACTAAAGAAGGAACACCTTCGGTAACAGATTCATATATCTTTGTAACATTGTCAGATCCGAATGCCATAGGTAGTCCATAATTTACAGCAAGCATTTTATTATTATCTACAAAATAATATCCATTTTTACCATCTAGTAGTCCATAGGCATCTGCTACAACAACTTTTACTCCAAGTGGATCTCCGTTTGGAATTAATGAATCTAATACAGCATCTGAAATAGTTACTGGGATAACACCAGTGCTGTCTGATTGAAAAGGTTCAGACCATTGACCAATAGATAAACCATTTACTTGAACAGCATAGTCGTTATTGATAACATTTCCAGAATAGTATATTTTTAAGTACCCTCGAAAAACATCTTTCTGTACTAAATCAATTGTGTGAGTAATTTTAAGCCATTCTTGTTGCCTTGCAGTTATTTGACTAATGTCATATGTATAATTTGCGTCTGCATTATTTTTATAAGCAAATCCAATTTCAATACTTTGAATTGCTGATTCAAATGGGTATACAAAAGAGGATATAGTTACTGTTGTTTTATCTTGATCTTTTGTCAAGTCAAGATTTATGTTTGGTCCTAAAAAGTCCATGTATTGTGGAGATGCTGCAATGGGAACAACTATTGAAGATATTTCATCTACAAGCGGAGTATTTGGAGCATGGTCAACGCCTACTGCTTCTTCTTCGTTATACCCAGTCCAAGTCAATATATCTTTATTGTTTTGACTTAATAATGATACAAAAGACATTTCATCATCTAATGCCCATAAGGCAAGTGGGTGCTCTGAAAATGCTCTAGATGCAAATAAATTAGAGATCTTATGTGACATGTTTACCTCTAATCTATTTTAGCATGTTGCTACTTAGTAATATCTACTATTTCGCATACCCCTGCTACACAAGATAATTCTTGAGATCCAGTAGTTCCGTCTTCTTTTTCATACATTGAAAGCATTTCCCATTGAATATCTGAAGGAGACTTCTTTACCCATTCTTCATACTCATCTTTAGAAATTTCTTGATATGGGGCTTGCTTATAAGTATGTTCACTCGCTGGTAAGAAAGATACACCACCAATTGAATCAAAGTTATCAAATACCCAAGCACCTACTCTTAGCCATTCATCTTCGTGAACGTTGATCGTAACGCTAGGGTTATGTTCTGTCCAATAAGTTCTATAAATCTTCCACATTTCTAGATGATCTATGGCTGTTAAATCTTTTGTTATTGTTGCATTCTTTGGAGCCTTTTGA